CTAAAGAAGTTTCATTTGAAGTAAGGCTATCTGCATATACTTTTATAGCATTTGTTTCGCCGTCTCTTAAATAAATTGGGAAATCATTTGAAGGTTGCGATAAAGTAGAATTTTGTATTAATCTAAATTCTTTTTGAGATACTTTTTCTGCTTCTTTGCCATTATATAATATGCCTCCTAGTCTATATAAATCTGTAGGCAAAGTAACACCGCTTGTTACAGTTGCGTTTACTTTTTCAAATAAACTAATTTTTTCTTCTAAAATATTTACCATATCTGAATATTCTAAAGAGTTACCTGGTAATCTTAAAAACTGGTTCAAGTCGAAGAAATATTGCTCGAATATATCCAGTTGAGCCTGGGCGGCCATGAAGTTAAATTCCTGAGGTGTAATAAAACCTCGTTGTTCTTTATTTGTTAAAGCTAATACCCTTTGGTATACGGTATTTACATTTACACTCATATTTTAATATTTTAGGTTAGGCCTAATAATACTTAGGCCCATACCTAAATATTACTTATTTTAAGCGTTTTTCAACTATTTGATATACCTCTATACCGTCATCAGTTTTAAAATACGCAGCCAATGCTGAATAAGGATTTTCATCAAATGGAACAGTTATTAATTTTTTACCACTAGAAGCCCATTTAAATGTTCTTTGGTCTTCTGACAATTTAATAATACCAGCTTCTACGGCTTTTATGCCCATATTTCTAATATTTATATTTTCGTCATTAATCAATTCTAAGAATAATTCAGGATTTCTTTGTGCAAATACTAATAAATCACGTTTAAGCTCCTTAGAAGTCATCTTAGATACTTCATTTCCGAGTTCTGTTCTTAAAATCGCTTCTGCTTGGTCAACATCGGTTTGGTTTGCTAAATTCATAGCTTCTAACTGCAGTTCTAAAATGTCTATATCGCTTGCTGCTTGTTCTTCTGCATTAAATTCAACAAATGTTTTTCCCGATTCAGGGTGATAAATTGATAAAAACTTTTGCAACATTACTTTATCTTTTGGGACATACAATTTGCCGTTTCTAAAAGCAATATGTTCTAATCTTTGTGATCCTTTCATTTCATCTATAAAAGGTGTTGTTTGGTTTCTACAATATTTAATTTCTCGCTCATACCCTTTTTCTTGATCAAAATAATATAAGCCTTTTGACTTTAATATATAAACTAAAGGAACATTTTGTATATTTAATTCATATAATCTGTCTTTTACTACCCACCCACTTATAGATGGGGTTGTTTTTTGTTTTTTCATAATATAATATAATAAGAGTTAAAATAAGACTATAGAGCACCGAAGTGCCCTATGTCTTAAAAATTGATTTTAGCTTTTGAAGAATACAAAGTTATTCGCTGCTTGTACAACTAAACATCTTTCTGATAGATAATTAATTTCCATCTTATCAATGTTTGAACTAGTTGGCCCCCCAACTGATCCAGTCACCCAAGACTTCATTTTTCTATCATCTGCTTGTCCAGCTCTATAACGTACGTGCAAGAATGGTTTTCTAACATTTGCTCCTACTTGTTGGTCATACACTGAGGAAGTTCCAGCAGGAATTAAAACTCCTGAACAACCGCCTACAAGACCTCTTGTACTAGAATTATTTAGATATTTCCAATCTGTTTTGTAAAAATCGTAGCTACCACGTCTAAATCCTGTAAATCCAAGATTAAGCGCCATATCTTCAGAATTTTCAAATACACCAAAAGCAGTACCGCCATTAGCCCCAGATGAGACATTTCCTAACAAGTCATCTATATGAAGATTTGCCGCTCTATTTAAATAAAGCATATTTTCTTCAATAGCACCTTGCTTATCTAATTCTAATAATAGTAAATCAAAATCAGCAAGCTCTGCTTGTGCAGTCGATTCAGCATCAAATAAACCTGCGTCTGCTACAATTCCTCTTGAATTTATAGCCGCAAACAACCCTTCAGTGCCTTCAAGTGGACTATCTGCTAAATCGTGTAGTTTTGAATCAGCAGTTGGAGTACCTGATTTAACTACTTTTTCTGCTTCAACTAATGTCATTTCCATATAATCTACGAATCTTGATTTAGTATCACCAGAAGATTTTAAATACCATAAATAACCACCTTGTCCATCTTCACCTGTAACTTCTACCCAGCCAATTTGTGCTGTATCAGAACCAACAATTTCAAAATGATCTTTGATAATTATAGGTTTGTTAGTAAAAGTTTTAAAACCAGGTTCAATAGCGCCAGTCATTGTGTCGGTGCCTTTACTAAATTCAGAGCCATAGACAAAGAATTTAATTGCTTGGTTATCAGTATCTGCGATACCAGCTAAGTCATTAACATTTTCTGCTCCATATGGGAAAAGATCTAATTTAGTACCGTTTTTGTAAGCTGCAGTAGCTGACTCGATTCCTTGATTAACATAAGCTTTAAATACTACACTGTTAACAACAGCTACTACCGTAGCTCCTTTTCTTATCGAGTGAGTAGTACTTCCTCCAGTATCAATATCTGTAATAGTATCAACTGATCCATCAACTGGATTTATTTGTCCTTCGTATGCTAAATGTAGTCTACCTTGCTCAGACCAAATTACTTGGTCAGATTGCATAGGCATTTCTGCGCTTAGCATTGATAAGAAACCAGAAATAGTTCTGTTTCCATATCTATCTACCTCTTGCTCATAAAGCTCAGGTAAATATTGTTGCGCCCAATTAGTACCACTAGATGTAAAATCTATATAGTTTGTATTTAGCGCAAATTTTTTTACTGCGGGAACCGGTCCAATTACCGATGGTCCCGTAAATTGTGCTGTAGCCATTTTTTATTTATTTTTAATAGTTTTTTAGTTTTAGTTTTAAATTTGAAGTATTTTCGCCTAGCACTTTTGCTTTTATTCCGCTTTTATTATTAACTAAAACGCCGCGTGCGTCCATATTAATATTTTTAGCTTCTTTCGCACTTTGTTTTAAAGCATCGGCACGGCCGTGCTCATAAAAATGCGAAGCAATTGCATCAGAATTCATAGCTGTAAATAAAGATTTATGATAACCTTTTGCGTCTTGCATAATATTATTTTCATTAAGAAACTTCTTAACAAAATTATTCAAGTCACTTTGTGCTGTCTTTACTTCATTTGCGTTTTTAACATTAAATCTATATTTTTTATTTCCGACATTATATTCAAAACCTTTGAATTTATCGTTAAAAACCTCATTGGTTTTATTTAAAAATACATCTTGCTGTTGTTTTGCTATTTTAGACGATTCTTCATTTTCTTTGTTATAGCGATTAAAAAATTCAATCGCTTTTTGCTGTTCAGAATTTAATTTTGAACCAGCTTTAATATCTTTATAATATTGCTTTTTTAATTGTTCTGTGGAAGTTCTTGCTTGTGCAACTTCTTCTTTAAATAATAATTTTTTTCTTTTAATATCTTTAGGTTCGTCTATTTCTTCATCAAAAGAAAATTTATCTTCAATTAAAAAACTAATTTCGTCCGCAGACAAATGCGGCTTTGTTTTTTCATAATAACTGCGTAACATTGTTGCATCATCTATAGAAGAATAATCTTTATTTAATGTTACATAATCTTCTAAAGTTCCTCCAGTTTCTTCCATAAAAGTTATTAGCTTTTCAATGTTTTCTGGCAACTTTTTTTGTGTTTTTGCTTCTTGCAATACTTCTTTTTGTTCCGGGACAGCTAGAGTATTTTCAACGCTTTCATTAGTTTCTGCGTTATCACCGCTATTATTTGTAACTTCTTCATCAGTTATTTCTTCTATTACCGGCGTTTCTTCTTTTTTATTTTCTCCGGCAGATTCTTTAATTTCTTCCTTGAGGTTTTCTTCTTGAACTTTTTCGCTACTTTCGGGAGTACTGCGTAAAGAAACCTCATCTGTGCTTTGCTTTTGAACGGCATCTTTTAAGTTTACTTTATAAACGCCATCTTCAAATATAGCGCCTGCTTTTTTTTGTAGTTCTTTTTCTTTTTCTTGTAAAGTTTTTTCTTCAACTTCTACAACTTTTACTTTTGTGTCTTTATTCATGATAAAATATTATAAAATTATACAATTAATACATTACCTAGGTTCAAAAGAACCTAAGTTAAAATTACCTCCAAGTACATCATTTCCTGATGATTCAAAACTTTTTGGCGGTAAATTATTTTTTCTCTGGTCTATAAGCTCACTTTGTTGAGTGGCTTGTATTTTAGTTCTTTCGTCTTTTCTATCTTCTTTTTCTTTTATATTTTCTTTAGCAGCATTTACTTCCATTCCTTTTAGCTGCATATTAATTTGAAACTCTAACTGCATTAAATCTTTTTTGAGTTGAGCTTCTTGTTGTAATTTATTTATATCCAACTGCGATTTTACTTGTTCAAGCTGTGCCTGTTGTTGTGTAAGAGCTTGTTGTTTTTGCACTTCCGCTTGAGCAGCTACTTGTTGCGATTGAGCATTAGCAGCGGCTTGAGCTTGAATATTTTGCTGTTGAATTAACTGATCTCGCTCTAATTTTTTCTGTCTTTTAACTTTTAGCATTTGATTTGCAAGTTGTATATTTTTTATTTCTCTTAAATCAATAGCATCATCTAAGTCAATTAAGCCTGCAGATAAAGCGGTTTGTATATTGTTTTCAAATCTTTGTCTTTCTTCTTCATCTGGCATTAGTTCTAAAAAAATACCAAAATCATGTATATGCAGCTTAGAAAGTTCTTCTAATGTAGTCTC